TATTCAATTAAAGGAAGTAAATTAACCCCCCCTAGCTGTGTAAGTTATGTATACTGAGGGTACCGTATAGGTGGGCAACCAAAAAACGCAAGGTCATAATTTTGAAAATATATAATTTCGTTAGGAGATTGTAATTTAGCTATAGCAATGTTATAATTTCTTTTGAGGTGAATCCCATGAATGTCTGTGTTATATTTGATGCTAATTTTCTAATAGAGAATAAAGATTTTGAATACTTATTCAATAACAAAAATAGTGATGAGGACTATTTTGTTACTGATATTGTCATCAATGAAATAAAAGCAATAAATGATAGAAAATTAAAGCAAATGTATGATAAATACTCACAAATCGTGGATAGTTTTTTGAATGAAAGGTACTTTAAACTAAATAATATAATTGATTTAGAAGTGGTTTTCAAAGATAGTTCAAAAAAAATTTCCAAATATTTTAAACACTACTTTGGGGATAATATTATCTTTGGATATTCTAAGGAGCAAATGTATGATGATTTAATGTGTAGAGTAAGATTTAAAAAACCACCTTTTTTTAACCAAGAAGGAACATCGGATAAAGGATTTAAAGATACATTGATATGGATGTCTGTACTGAATTTTGGAAAAGATGCTGATTATGAAAAATATATATTTGTTACAAACGATAAGGGATTTATCAAACGCCATCAAGAGAGTTTAGTAAATGAGTTTTTAGAAGGATGCCCACAAAAAGAATTAGACATTGTTAGTAGTATTGATTTCATCAAAGAACATAGTAATGATTCTGATACTTTAAAAGATGAAGAAGTGCCAATCATTTCTTCAACAAAGGAACCATTTAAGAAATTATCTAATCAAGCTATTGGTGAATATAGAGAAATTGTAAATAGTTTTTTTATGTGTACTGTAGATGGTGGACCTTTTGAAGAGGATTTTATTGGTAATAATTTCACTTTAGATAGAAATCCAGATTTTCAGGATATTGTTGAATTCTTAGATGTTATCTCAGATAAAAAGAATCAGTACATTTTTCATAATAGTATTGATATTAGTGACATTTTTTCAAATCTGGGATATGAATATATAGAGCAAGAACAAGGAATTGATATATCTGCGTATAATGATTTAGTAGATACTTATCAAAATATCAAAAATGTTTACTTAGAATATTTAGAAAGCTTTGTTAAGTATGTAAGTGACAATTTTTGTAAAGTAAAAAGAGTATATGATTCAAGAGTTGAAGATGATTTGCCTTTTTAGGGAGTGTAAAAATAGTAAATATGTTAAATATAGAATACAAGCGATTAAAATCGCTTTTTTCTTTGGTTCATGAACCAAAGAAAGAGTTAGTGGACAATTTAATATATCAAGCTGCTTTTATGAAAGTAGAGCTAGATAAGCTACAAGAGCAAATCAGAAAATATGGAGCTATTCAGATATCTAATAAAGGAATGCAACGGCAAACTGAAGCAGCTAAGTATTATACAAAACTTGTGAACTCATACGGAACGGTAATCAAAACACTCAATACTATTCTAGGTACACAAGTTGATGATGGAGATGATGCATTTGATGAATTCCTTAAAAGAGCAAGTTGATGAACTATTTAATTAACTATTATAAGGAAATTGAATCAGGAAATATCCTAGTTGGTAAGGAATTAAAAAAAGAATTAGATATACTAATTCAGGACTTAGATAATCCTAGATATATGTTTGATGAAAAGCCAGGCAATCTACGAATAGATTTTATAGAAACCTTTTGCAAACACACTAAGTCACCATTTAACGGTATGCCATTCATTCTTGAACTTTGGGAAAAAGTAATAATTCAAGTAGCTTACGGGTTTAAAATGGTTGATACTGGTTTAAGAAGATTTAATGAAGTCATTTTACTAGTAGCTAGAAAAAATGGTAAAACTACATTTGTTGCAGGAATTGATATAGCAGAGTTCTTTTTATCTAGAGGTGGAGTTGATATAATTTGTGCCTCTAACACAACGGAACAAGCTAACATTCTCTTTGAAGAAATTAACAATATGAGAGAGCAATCTCCTGCTTTATCAAAGGATACAAGAAGCAAGAAAAACATCTATCACATTTATTCTCCAAAGACTAAAAACAAGATTAAGAAACTATCTGCACAATCAAGAAACAAAGATGGTTACAATATCGAAGTTGGGTGTATTGACGAAGTTCATGAAATGACAGATTCAAAAGTCTATGATTCAATTAAGCAATCACAATCAACCAAGAAAGAACCTTTAATATTTATCATAACCACAGAAGGTACAACCGTTGGTGGTTTTTTAGATAGTAAATTAGATTATGTTAGAAAGATGTTGAAGGGTGAAATTGATGATGAAAGAGTATTGCCCTGGCTTTATACTCAAGACTCAACAAAAGAAATATATGACGATCCTTCTGCTTGGAAGAAGTCCAACCCCAGTCTTGGAGTTGTCAAACTAAATAATTATCTTGAAGATGTGATGAACAAATCAAAGCATGATTTATCTACTAGAGTAACAATGCTATGTAAAGACTTTAATATCAAACAAGCAGATTCAGGATCATGGTTAACTTATGATGATCTAAATAATGAAGAGACTTATTCTGTTAATGATTTGCGAGACTCATATGCTATCGGTGGTGTAGATTTATCCTCTACAACCGACTTAACTGCTGCAGTTCTTGTGATTCAAAAGAAAGATAGCAATAGGAAGTATGTTATTCCCCATTTCTTTATGCCGAGTGAGGTTGTTGAGAGAAGAATCAAAGAAGATAATGTTCCATATGATATATGGATTAAAAAAGGTTTTGTAACACTCACCGAAGGAAATCAAAATGATTTTAGTTTGGTTACTCAGTGGTTTATGAAGATGATTCAGACTTATGGAATTAGACCGCTATGGGTTGGTTATGATCCTTGGAATTCGCAGTATTGGATAAAAGAGATGGAAGACTTAGGATTCAATATGGATAAAGTACGGCAAGGAATATATTCTTTGTCAGAACCAATGAAAATCCTAGAAGCTGACCTTAAAAATAATCTTGTGAACTATAACAACAATCCTATCATGAAATGGTGTCTAGCCAATACTCAAGCTAAGGTAGATTTGAATGGAAACATACAACCTTCTAAACTAAATTCAAAATATAAACGAATTGATGGAACCGTAGCGCTGATTATTGCATATGTTGTTTTAAATAGATTTAAGATTGACTATGAAAATATGGTTAAATAATTTTTTAGAATATTATTTATATATATCCATTTGACATTAAATACAGTTTGTGAAACAATATGTAATAGGAGGTACAGAAAATTGGCTAGAAAAATTAGATCAGATGCTAAAGTGGGAAATGTTGAGAAAAAATACGGGTTACCGTTAGGAACAATTAGAAATAAAGACGGTAGAGATACACGTAGTGACAAAAAAATTGGAACAATCAGAAAAGAAAATAACAAAAAGGGCAAATAGAAAATTTTGCCTTTTTGTTTGGAGTGATTAAATGTCTTTATTTAAACGAAAGAAAAAAACTGGCTCATTTGATGCACTACAATTAATAAGCAATCTAAATACCTTTTATACACCATTTGGGACAAATATTTCCAAGAGCGATGTTGTAAAGATATGTATTGATAGAGTAGCGAGCCAGTGTGCAAAGCTAAAACCAAGATATATAAAAACAGAAAGCGATAAGACAGTAACTGAGAAAAAATCTCGACTGTCTTTTCTTTTGAAATATAAGCCAAATGAAGTAATGACCCCTTATGATTTTCTATATAAAACAATTACTTTATTGTTGCTAAATGATAATGCTTTTGTTTATCCTAAGTTTGATAGAGTTACCGGTGAACTTAAAGGTATCTATCCACTAAGACCAATCACGGTAGAGATTATTGTTGATGCATCTGATAATTACTTTATCAAATTCCTATTTGATAATGGGGAGTCATATATCTTGCCATACGAAAATGTTATTCATCTGAGAAGGCATTACGGACAGAATGATATCTTTGGTGGAACTGGATCAACCGGTGATCATGAAGCAATTCTTAAAACAATATCCATTAATGATAGTTTACTCCAGGGGATTGATAATGCGATTAAGTCATCTATGCAGATTAAAGGTATCTTGAAGATGAATGGGATGCTATCAGAAACGGACAAAAAGAAACAAAGAGAGTTGTTTGACACAGCACTTTCAGATGCTGTTAGTCTGAAAGGGAGTTCAATAATACCAATTGATCTTAAGTCAGAATACATACCATTAGATGTAGATCCTAAACTGATTGATAAGGATACATTAGAGTTTTTGCAATCAAAGATACTTGACTACTTCGGTGTATCAGTTCCAATATTTACAAGCAAATATTCAGAAGATGAATATAACTCATTCTACGAGTCAACCATTGAGCCTCTTGCTATTCAATTAAGCGAGGCTTTTTCTTTAGGCTTATTAACAGATAAACAACTAGAAC